TTTTTAGTAAAAAAGAATTAGATGTTCTACAAAAATATTGTAGAAATAGATTAGAAGAAGATGAAAGTTATACTTTAGACGGTCAATCATTTTCACCTGCATGGTATAAAGATCATTTAATGACTTCTTTGTTAGATGTTAAATTACCCATAGTAGAAAAAGAATCTAAACTAAAACTATTTCCAACTTACGCTTATTGGAGATACTATGTATATGGTGGTACGTTAACTAAACATATTGATAGACCTGCTTGTGAAATATCAGTTACTGTCTGTATACAAAAATATGATAATTGGCCAATTATTGTTGAAGGTAAAAAATTTGAATTAGAAGAAGGAGATGCTGTTTTGTATGCAGGATGTGATCAAAAACATTGGAGACCTGGTGTCTATGAAGGTAATGGTATGGCTCAAGTTTTTTTTCATTATGTAAATCAAAATGGACCCCACAAAGATCATGCATATGATAGAATAAGAAAAAACCGCATGATGCATTAACAAAAAATGAATTTTAAATTTGGTGAAATAATTGAAACAGAAAAATTTCAATTTGTTAGAATACATAAAAATGGAAATTTAAGTGTTGATAAATGTATTAGAAATAATTTTAAAAAAGAAGATGTATCTCTTGTTTACCATCTTTCTGCAAAACCTAGATTTTGTATAATTAGAGATCCATATGAAAGGTTTTTATCTGGTTTAACATACGATATAAACATCAATAATATTGATGTTAAAGATATAGATATAAAACAATTATTTAATTCAAATGAAGTTCATCCAAGAAATCTTTGGACTGGACATATTAAACACAGTATTTCACAAATGCCATATATATTTAATACTCAATGTAGTCATTATATTGATATAAAAAATTTAAATATTTTTTTAAAAATGCATTTTAATCAAACAGCACATGAAAATAAATCTAAAAAAAATAATAACATTGAAAAATACATAGACAAAGATGAGGTTATGAAGTATTTACATTTAGATTATTATATGTATAATACTATTATAAAATCACCATTTTTATGGGAATGGCAACATGGAAAGATATTTGAATGAAAGAGCGAACAGTTAACATAACTAACTTCATAGGCGTATATGATAATTATATTCCTGAACAAGAATGTAGTAAAGCTATTGAGTTGTACGAAGAACAAAATAAATTTAATAGAACATTAAATAGAATTGGTTTTGAACAAGCGTCTATAACACATAAACAAGATCAACAATTTTTTGCAAACCCTGAAAATCTTAATGTTTGGTGGGACACATTTAAACCTTTAATGGTTAATTTTGATTTAGCTTTAAATCATTATATTAAAAATACAGGAGCTGACACTGCGTACGGAGAGCCTTTTCATTATACAGATATGAAACTACAAAAAACTTTACCTACGGAAGGTTATCATGTTTGGCATATTGAACACAGTGCTAGGTTTTCCGACTTAGCAAGAGCTTTAGTTTTTTCTATATATTTAAATGATGTAGAAGAAGGTGGTGAAACAGAATTTCTACATTTTTCAAAAAGAGTAAAACCCAAAAAAGGTAGAATAGTTATTTGGCCTGCAGGGTTTCCATACTTACACAGAGGTAATCCACCACTATCGGGTGAAAAATATATTTTAACTTCTTGGATGATGTTAAAACCTTAATTAAGTTTTTATAATATACATTATAGTTAGATAAGGCTGTAAAACTGAAGTAGCATCACCAGTAAAGTTTGCGCTCATGTTATGGCTGTGTGCACCGCCTGAACCTGTATTACCACAGTTTGATGGAGATCCAGCACCTCTATAGCCATTGTTTAAGGGTGGTTTATCGGCTCTAGCGACTTGGTTTTTTCCACCTGGATGTGCGTGTGATGCAAGTTGTGCTTCTGATACAGTTGCATTAGCTGTTGAACCTGAAACATTTCCAGTAGCCGCTACAGTATTTGCTCCACCAGTTGATCCTAAAGCTTTGTTATTAGATTTACCAACAGGTGTGTTGTCAGATAAGTTAGGCACATTAAAAGTAGATGAGCCATCACCAGATCCATAAGTTGTACCTACGATTGCAAATAAAGCTGAGTAAGTTGATCTTGAAACCGCTGAACCATCACACTCTAAATATCCTGTTGGCGCAGAAGAGTCTGTCCATGGTATGATAGTTGCTGTTGGAATTCCTTCAATGTCAGTGAGGTTTGCTCCATCAAAATCATACTTTGTTGCTTCGTAATTTGACATAATTTTATCCTAAGTTTTTATAATATATATAGCAGTTAAATAAGGCTGTACAACCGAAGTTGCATCACCGGTAAAGTTTGCGCTCATGTTATGAGAATGACCACCACCTGAACCCGCATTACCTGTACTTTTTGGATTAGAACCAGGTTCATTACCGTTTGGATAAGGTGGATTATAATTTGACATTTGTCTTTCAGGTTTTGGATAATTTACACCTGAAGGGTGTCCATGAGAAGCAAGTTGTGGTGTTGATAAAGTTGCGTTAGCTGTTGAACCACCTATGTTTCCAGTCTTAGCTACAGTGTTAGCTCCACCAGTTGAAGCTAAAGCCTTATTGTTAGATTTTCCAATTGTTACTCTATCTTGTAAGTCAGGTACGTTAAAAGTAGATGAGCCATCACCTGCACCATAAGTTGTACCAATAATTGCAAATAAGGCTGAATAAGTTGATCTTGAAACTGCTGAACCATTACATTCTAAAAATCCTGTTGGCACTGATGCAGTAGACCAAGGCACAATCGTTGCAGTAGGGATACCTTCAATACCTGTAAGGTTTGCTGCGTCGAAATCATATTTTGTTGCTTCGTAATTTGACATAATTTTTTTAAGTTTTTATAATATATAAAATTGTTAAATAAGGTTGTACAACCGAAGTTGCGTCACCAGTAAAGTTTGCACTCATGTTATGGGAGTGACCACTACCTGAACCCGTATTACCTGTAGTGCCATTACCTTTAAATGCATTTGTGTATGAATAATTATTATTATTATTAAAATATCTACCAGGAGCATTAGCATTACCACTTCCCGGGTGTGAGTGAGAAGCAAGTTGTGGTGTAGATAAAGTCGCGTTAGCTGTTGATCCTCCAACATTACCCGAGTTTGTTACAGTGTCAGCCCCACCAGTTGAAGCTAAAGCTTTGTTATTAGATTTACTTACTACACATTTGTCTTGTAAGTCAGGTACGTTAAAAGTAGATGCACCGTCTCCAGCGCCATAAGTTGTACCTACGATTGCAAATAATGCTGAATATGTTGATCTTGAAACTGCTGCACCATTACACTCTAAATATCCTGTTGGTACAGATCCAGAAGACCATGGAATAATAGTTGCAGTAGGAATTCCTTCAATACCGGTAAGGCTTGCACCTGAATAATCATATCTAGTCGCTTCGTAATTTGCCATTTTTTTCTCCTACGAAGAATATGATGTAGGTCTTGCGCCTAGTCTAGCAATTTTCTCCGATTCTGTTTCGTCTCTAAAAGTTTCTGATCCTTCTGGGTCTTCAACTTGTAAAGTATCATTATCCCAATCTGATTGTAATTGAGTTAAGTGAGCTGAGTCCCATCTATCACTAAATTGACTTATATCTCCTAAGTCTGCCTCTGCATAACTACAATGAGGAGTTTCATCTCTGTGTTCTACTTCATCAGAAGTATTAGAAGTACCATATTGAATAGCCCAAATATTTAAAAATTTAGAATCATTCCAAAAAGCATCGTCATCAATTTTGTAGCCGACACCTTCATTAGCGCCTTCTGCATAATTTTTAACTATTACTTTATCTTCAAATACTATTGTCCAATTTCCTTTTGCTGCCATATTATTTCTCCGTGTAAGTCCATCCTGTTGTAGCGTCTCCAGAATATACTAATCCAAAAGCTGCACCTTGTGTATTAATTACAAGATCAGATGCTGCGTTAGCTATATTAGAAGAGTTTCTACCAATAGTTAGTGCGTTAGAATTAAAATCATATCCTTGATCTACAAAATTTACTGTATCACCTGTGCTTGGTGACGCTGGTAGAGTTATAGTGAACGCCCCACCATTTGTGTTAGCTAAAATTTGAGCACCTGCTTGAATTGTTTCAGCTGCAGTAATTGCTCTCCAATTTCTTTGTTCAGTAAGTTTTACAACATTTGTTCCATCAGCAAATACTACATAGTTGTTTCCTTCACAAAGTAAAACCCCTGTTCCTGATGCTGTTTTAAAAGTTAAAGTGTAACCTGCGTGGTCAGTTCCATCTACAATGTTGTAAACTTTTTCAATACTATCTGGAACAGTTACTGTTCTATTTGCAGCTAATGTTCCT